TGTGGCACTACGTTTCTCTACTCAACGCACCCACCTCCTGTGGCACTACGTTTCTCTACTCAACGCACCCACCTCCTGTGGCACTACGTTTCTCTACTCAACGCACCCAAACCTTGTTGCACTGTGATTTATACTTCACATCCTAACCTATCAACACTATGAATTTTTCTATCTTCATATTTGATCTATATTAGCACCTGTGATCAATTTTCACATCAAACCTTGTTTGCACCTGCGTTTCTGACGTGGTCGGGTAAATCCTCTGACATACACGTCTTCTAGCTAGCTCTCTTATGCAATCTGGCTTTCCAGCAATGCATCAATTTCATCTATATAGCGACGCACCCCTTAGGGACCTCTTGTCGCTAAATACACATATATAGTTTTAAGGTCATTTTTCAACCATTTTTATTATTTTATGGTCATTTTTGTTAAAAAAGACACTGTTTTAACGATTTTTCATTGCATTCCATTTCAATCAATCAAACGTTTGGAAAAAAATGTAATATAAATATAAGTATGAATGACAAGCCAAAGGTTGCTTTGATGTTCCTAACAAAAAACAAGCATGCGCAGCCAAAGATTTGGGATAAGTTTTTCAAAGGAAACGAAGATAAGTTTGACGTGTTTACACATACTTCTGAACGGAATTCGAAAACTTCTCCGTTTCTAAAGAAAAATATTGTCAAAAACGTTCGCACGGAATGGGGCCATCTGATAAATGCGTATCATATTTTACTCGAAACCGCATATAAGGAATCAAAAAACGCAATTCGTTTCGTTTATCTGTCTGATTCGTGTGTTCCTATTATGTCGGGTGAAGATGCTTACGAACAATTGATAAAGTCTCCAGGTAAAACGTTCGTGGATATGCCTCGACCAGATGAAGACTCGAAACGATATTTCAAAAAGAGTAACTTGGATGGAAAGCCTAACAACATACGTTTTGAAAAAGTAGGAATTTTACAGAAACACTTTTTTAAGCATTCCGGATGGTTTGCATTATGTAAAGCAGACGCAAAAATTCTCTTATCGAATCGCTCTGCGTTTTTAGCGATGAATCATATTCGCGGTGGAGACGAACATATTCTGTCAATTTTGAAAAGAAATGTAAAAAATAGTCTCTTGAACAGACCAATCACGTATGTCGATTGGAATTTAAAGGAACAAACCAAGTGGAAAAAGGATTATGAGAAATTGTGGAAAGCTTTTGATTCTTCCAAAAAAGATGAAGACAAATTGAGACTCAAAACGAAAATCGCAAAGCACATCAAAGATGGGCGGCGATTCTGGCATCCGAAAACCTTTTTCGAAGTTGACAAGAAAGATATTGAGAAATTCAAGAAATCCGGCTGCGTTTTCGCTAGAAAAATAGATCCTTCATGTGATGTAAGCTTGATTAAGAATTTATAAAAAAAAAACCTTTGGTCTTGTGGTCTTGTGGTCTTGTGGTCTCAAAGTTAGCTCTTCAAACAATAAACGACAATGATTCCCGATAAATACACATAGAGCACAAAATACAGTTTAAAGAAGAGAATCGTTGCAATATTGTTTAGAATCATCGTATTCTTATTCACATCACAAATTGTGTTTAAGTTATTTTTTCGATCATTTTTTCATATTGTATCATATAATGACTCCCAAACTTATATCTTTGTTTACAGGGATAGGTGGATTCGATTCAGGTTTTGGAGGTGTTGTAGAGGTTCCCAGAGAAGCCGTTGATGACGCGTTCATCAATCTAGAAAGCAAAGTGGACGGATTTGTAATCCTAAGAAAACATGATTATGAAACTGTATTTCAAAATGATATTTTGAATGTTGATAAAATTCTCGAATGGAACAACATGAAATGTAGTAACTTCAATAAGCGTTCAATATATGATTTGATTCGTGATGAAGATTTCGAGTTTCCCGATTGCGATGTCATCATTGGAGGCTTTCCTTGCCAGCCTTTCAGCAATGCTGGTAAAAGACTAGGTTTCAATTCGGACAAATCACACGACTTGAAATCGCCGGCAAATTCTGAAAATAACGTAGGTAATTTGTATAAGTGTTTTGTGGAAGTTGTAAGACGCAAGCGTCCGAAGATTTTTGTGGCTGAAAATGTAAGAGGTCTGTTGTCAATTGAAGGCGCAATAGAGACAATTTGTAATGATTTTGCGAATTTAGGCTATAAAGTACAGTATCAACTTGTTGACTGCTGTGAATATGGAATCGCACAGACAAGACAGCGGGTTATTATAATGGGGATTCGCAATGATCACACTGGAAATTTGCCTGAAAATTGGAATGTGCTCACAAAAAACAGACGCGGTTGTAAACTGAAACATTATTTCAATCACCTTGAAAACCCGGAAGTCAGCGTTGATATTTCACAGCAATTGTTTTCGAAGGCTAAGAAACTTGTGAAAGGTCAAGGGCAATCTATTGTTGATTTGGAGGGTCCTGGGCCGACGATGAGAGCCGAACATCACGGTAACATCGAGTTTCGTAACGACAAACGCCGATTGACTGTGCGTGAAGCCGGTTTGATACAAACTTTTTCACCAACATTCAAATTTACCGAAAAGTCAATGAGTTCACCTTACAAATATATCGGAAATGCGGTTCCACCTTTACTATCGTATTTGATTGCGGATAAAGTTGCATGTTTGTTGGATTTCTTTTGATTTTATTCTTTGTCTTTGATCTAGTTCGATTTTGATCTCGTGCGATTTTTTTTGATTTTTTTTACATGTGTAAATACTATAAACCAACACAATGGAAGAGTCACGCGAACTACTCATGAAACTTCTTATCGAGCTCCTTGATAAAAAAGAATTCCAGGAAACACTTGTTGAAGAGCTTAACGAAGCTATCGATATTCCGTTCGTCGGTGAATCAAAGGAAGGCAAAGTCTTCAAGACTCTCATCAAGATCATCACAAAGACTGTTAAGAAATACGAAGACGTTCTTACTGGTGTGAAGAAAGATTAGAAAACTAGCTAATCCTTGTCTTCTTCGATCCATAAATATTTCGATTGCTGGGTCAACGAATGTCCCATTAAGATTGCAATCTTCTTCTTTTCAGCATTTGTTTTTGTAAGTAATCCTAGATCTGGTCTACTTATGAAAATATGTCTGAAATAAGTCAATGATATATTAGGATTCTTGAAAACTGCACGAACATTCGAATTAGCCCACTTGTTGAACTCCTTTTCAAAATATGTTGGATACTTCTCCACGTATGCCTTATTATCGCTCGTAGAAAACAAATAAGCACGTGGTTTCTTTTTGAGCGATAAGCGGAGTTGATAAAGAACCATCTCACTCAATGGAATTTCAAGCTGGCCATATTTTCCAGACGTCTTGTATTTGTTCAAATATAACACATCGTTATGAATATAGTTCTCATCAATGAATTTATTTGGAACGGATTTAGACTTGATCAATTTGACATTGCCGTAATCACTACGAAGTGGTGCCATATCAGTTAAAAGTGTCAATAGTAACTTGATATCTGAGCCGTCTTCCAGAGCGTCTCTAATTTTCACAGCATCTTCGTAGGTTATTTTGATATCCTGACTTTCGGTCTGAGGCTTATTTTGATCGTACTTGTCGGTTATTACTTTCCTCACTTTTTCGTATTCGGCATTCCATCGATTGTAAAGTTTTATGTTTCTTCTTTGAAACTGTTGATTATGATTGAATAGTGCCATAATTGGACTGTATGATGAATCTTTCCAGTGTAAACTTAATGTGTCTTGACCTTTATTGCCTTTATTCGTGCTAGCATATTCATCTACTTTCTTAGTGAATTGTTCTGGTTCCTGGATGATTTCAATCAGACTTATATCAGACTTTTCAATAATTTTCTCTTTTATTTGAGAGATTTTCTGAGAAAATATTTTCTTAGATTTTTCGCCAAGTTTCGAGAGATTGAAGAAATCCGTGTAAAACATATCAGCATGATTGATGAATTCTCTAGATGCGGGTAAATCTGATAAATTATTAGAGCGGATGGCTTGAATGATAAACAGCACAATTGAATCAACATTAAGTGTTTCGTTAATAGATTTCGTATTCACAGCATCATATATTTTTAATCGATCGAAGAATTCTTTCGGATTCGAAATCGATGTGAAAATGACATTTGTTGAAGGCTTGTCTACGACCTTCAAGAGAATCTCATATTTAGCTTTCTTAAGCTTCGTTTTGGTTTTTCGAAGAAGTTTTACATCCATCTTTACTATTATCACATATTTTACTTTTATATGTTTCCAGTAAGTCTTTTCAACCATTTTCAAGAAAATCATACAGGTTAAGATGACAGGTTAAGATTTTCACGATTGATTCTTTGGAGCAAGGCACATCTTAAGTGATCCAAGACTTCCTACACGATAACCGAGGATAATTGGATAATTATTCTTCAGGAAAATATTGATACTTGGAGAAAGAGAAGAACATTTCGCAAATAAAGTGAGATATTTGAGATTGAATATACCTTGAACAATTTTATCTTCATCATCTCCTTCTTCAGTTACAGAGAACTGAAAACCATTCGTAGTGGACTCCCCGATTACTGTTTTTTGATCCGCAAACGTTCCTCGGCACGTAAGTACCATGGTTTTATCGACGGTTTTGATCTCAATTTCGTCAGAGATGTTAAGCATGTCTCGACAAGTTTTCTGGAAATCCGTTGACTTCATTGTAATTATGTTCTTAAATTTAGCGGGCGGAATACGCATGAGACTATTATCGAGATCCATAAGATTGAGTTTGAACGTTGTTGATGTATTTTTAGTTGGATTTTCGATCCGTATTCCTAGATGATTAAGATCCGAGCTTTTTACGAACAGGGTTAAGATATCTTTTGTGGAGATTATCTTAATGAGTTTGAAGAAGTTTACCATATTAACACCAAGAATTTGATTTTGTAGACAATGAAACTTTTCGAAATTTTCTGATTCAAGAGTCAAATGTACGAGAGCGGAGTGTGTTGGATCCATCGAAAGTACACGAATACTTTCATTTGAAACTTCAATGGTAGTGTCTGGTAGGATTTCCTTGATTGATTCTATAAGACTTTTGAAGATAGATGCTTGTATTGTAGTTGCGTAGAAAGAATATCCTTCGAATTCATTCATATCTTGACTCATAGTAATGTATCCTGATCCATACTAACTGTAGCGTGTTATGTTTATATGTTGAAATTTTTTATAATGTTAATATAGTGATGCTGAAATCCCGTCGTCTTCCCAAAAAACTTCGAAAATGCAAAACAAGAAAACAGAAGAGACATGCCAAATGGTTCAGTGGAAATGAATGGCTAAGTGATGAGGAGATCTACAAAGCGTTGAAGACCCACGAGAAGTGCAACGAGAGATTTCGTGTATTCTTTCCGCAGACCATTGATTTTGATAAGGAAAATCTATTAGGAAAGTGTGAATTTGCGGGGCTTTGCAATTTTTCTTTCAAAAAGTTGACAACAAAATATGATAATGTTGGAGCTGTCTTAAACACAGACACTTACGAGGGCGAAGGGATTCATTGGATTTCTTTGTTTATGAACCTCAAGAAAAATAAGTTGTATTTCTTTGACTCGACTGGGAATGCGCCACCACCAGAACTTGAGAAATATCTGTTCAAACTGAAAAAACAAGCTTCAAAAATGAACATAGATTTGAAGATATATGTCAACACAATGAAGCATCAATTTGGTCACTCTGAATGTGGAATGTATTCCATAAACTTTATTGAACAAATGCTAAAAGACAATAAGTACTTTACTTACTTACAGAAGAATCGTATCAGTGATTGTGAAATGTCGAAAATGAGAAAGAACTATTTTAAGGCATGAGCTTGAGACTTAAATGAGACTTATATAATCCAGAGACCAAGCGAATACGGATACAAGAAATATGTTGTGGTAAGGAAAAAACAGAAAGATACGTAATAAAAAGGTCGTTGCGTGTTAAAGTAAAACTTCAATGCACGGTTCTCTGCTCTCAATCGCGTGTTTTCTTTGTCAAGCTGACAGAACTGAAAGATCTCTTCGCTCAGAACTTCTGATGGAATACGGTCCATTATTCTTCAACACGTACGTATGTCTAATATATTTTTTTTATTTTTTTTATATATGTTTATTATATAATATGAAGTTGAAGAAAAAAACTATTTCGATCCTCAAAACTATTTCGGACACAAGCAAATCTGTCATTAAACGACTTACAAGAAAACAGAAGAAGAAAACTTCAAAAAAGACTAAAAAGTCGAAAACCCTTAAAAAAATTAAACGTAAAGTTAAGAAAGGTGGTGATCGTTCGGATGAAAGAGAAGCGGCTAGACTTGCTAGAGAAAATATGCAACCTGTTATGCCTCAATCTGTTTCTTTTCCACAAGGTGTCAGCCAATACGGTTCGATGATTGATGATGAACCTGATTTTGGAAGGGATTAAAAATATATATGTATATGTCTAATATATTTTTAATTCATTATTCCGGATCGTTTTATGATAACATCTTGTAACGGTCGATCACTCATATCGGTTGGTATATTACCTATATCGTTGATATATTGCATACCTTGAGTAACTCTTCCAAAAACGACATGTTTGTTATTGAGATGAGGTTGGGGAGCGAGAGTAAAAAAGAACTGACTTCCATTTGTATCTGGGCCGGAATTCGCCATAGAAACAAGGCCGGCTTCCGTATGTTTCATGAGAAAGTTCTCATCTGGAAAGCTTTCTCCATAAATGGACTTTCCTCCACTTCCATCGTGATTATCGATGTCTCCTCCTTGAACCATGAAATTCGTTATTACTCGATGGAACGGTACGCCTGCGTACCTATTCTTTTTGCAAAGTTGATAGAAATTCTCAGCTGTCTTAGGCACGACATCATCAAACAATTCAATGATAACACGGCCATACTTGTCCCCGACATTGAAATCGGATTGTTCCAGATCAAGGAAAACAGTTTTCCGATCCGCAGACACGATCACATTATCTTTGTTTTTGATTTTCTTTTTCGAATCTGTTTGCTTCGGTGCAGAGATATTGATATCCTTTGTAGATTGGAAACAAAAGGCAAAAATTATAGATATAACCAGTAACAGACCAATCGTTTGCAGTTTCGAATTCATTATTATAAGCAAACATTAAAATTCTAATGCGGAATGAAATTCACGTGTTACGCGCATCAAAAGGCCGATGAAGTCTCTACAATCTGTAACGTTCGAGATTTTTAAGACGATTCCGGTAGAAGAATTCCATAGCTTGATTGCATCATTGATTGTGAAATGAAGATGATACGAAATATCACATATTTTCATCTTATGTTCGTAACGTTCTGTCGTATTAAAGATCCAATCATAATTATCTACAACCTCATAAAACTCTCTTTTGTTCTCCCATTGCATTCTCATAAAGGTCCTTATAGGTTTCTTATTACAAAGTTCATAGAGTTCATAGTAATACTTATCCGATTTCGCTAACATACATATTTTATTCTTGTTATCTGTATGATTCACAAAGCGAATGAACCTATTTGATGACACAAGTTCATGAAAGAAGTCAGTATAATCTGATACTGAAAATTTCGATTTAATTTTACAGTGTAAAACGATTTCATTTACATTTTCATGAGTTTTAACAATATTTGCATAATAGTCAGTTTTACCTTTCAAAATGTAAGATTGAATCGTTTTGATTTGATTCCTTTTTCTCTCTACATCTCTCGTAGAAACAACGTTGTCTGTTAAAGTGTCCGAAATAGCACGTTGACACTCGATATTCATGATGAATGTTTTATTCAAAAAATCGTTCAGTTTGACGTTATATAGCAGTGCAGGCGAAAAGTTCGAAAACAGTGTTTCTTGTGGAATATCTCTAATTTTATTCTGCGGTAATATGAAATCGACAATTTCACCAAACAAATCCATCGGAATTCTACCGAGAGTCTCTCTACATTCATACTTCTGAGAACAAAGCACAAGAGTTGTTACGATGCATTTTGTTGTTTTTGTATGATCCTTGTGATTTACTGGATTCCAATTTTTGGCGTCCGAGAACTTATCTTCAAATTTAGGTATATACTTTTTGATTCCTTGGAAAATAGCCCGATAAACCAAAATCACTTTCTCGTATGGTTGTTCGAATCTTCGTGTGAAACTATTCCACGAATATCTCCAATTTCTTGCATTCCATCGTGTGTACCTTGTTAATACCCAATTTGTATTATCGCGAATGTGATCAAAATCAGAATATAGTTCTGTTCGAAATACAAATTGATTGACCGATGCCAGGAGGTTCGTGAAAAAGTATGCTGCGTGATATCTTAGATAAGAATCGAACTCATCAAATCCTTGAACCATATTATTCAAACAATATTCTTCCAGGTTATCATTATTGGCATTCATCCAATTCATAGCAAATTGTAGTTGGAAATCCAGATTGAATTGACTGTATGCGTAATTAGATATTGAATCACATCCAATTTTCGTGTTATTTAACATTCCCGTTTTTGAGTCGCCTTTAGAAATCGCACCGAGACTTTCCAATTTCTTCTGAATTCCATTTATGAATCGAAGTTCACTTGGGATATCTGTAGTCACAATTGTGTAACGTGGAATTGAACTGTTTGCTCTATATGCGCGTCCAAACTGTTGTGTCAATACGTCCGCACTTTTGGGAAGTTCAAGGATTATATGATGGCGATTTCGTTTTCCATTGAGAGATATGCCTGCAGACCCAGCTCTTGTAATTATAGCAATCGGCTTTACGTCTTCTGTAAATCGTTTTATCTCAGTCTTCACCGGTGAATTTTTGATCTTTGTCATGACACCATTATCAAACTTGCATCGATGTGTTCTTCCAGAAACTTCCGCTACTTGATCTGAACCAAAATATTCAATAAGATAGTCGATTGGATTGGATTTGAATTCGAAACCATCTGTGCGAATGTCGTATCTGTTTAGCAATTCAACCACATTTGATGAAAATCCTTTCTTTGTTGCCGAATCACCTGTGAAGTTTAGGCTGACTATTACAGACTCACCTTCCAGAATAGAGTCTTCTATCAATTTGATTGTATGTTTCAATTTGAAAGATGTCAAGAAGTAATTGAAAAAGTTTAGGTAATCAACGCCCTGCAAAGAGCTACTCTTCTGCTTAATTCTTTTTACAATCGTGTCGTGAAACTTGCGATCTTCCTTCGACAAAATGTATTTGCTTACGTCTATTTTGATTCCATCAAAACCGAGATTACGAGCGCAAATCTTTCCGTTATATTTAAGTTGAAGTGCAATAAATATAACTGCCTGTGTTCCATACTTTTCAAGTTTTTTACAGAATGTTTTATGATCATTCTCCCATAGTCCAAGTTTTTCCATGTAATGTAGTTCCTTTACTTTTGATGCTGCTGTTGCAGTTGAATAAATGACTCTCAAATCTGGTGATGATCTCTGAATGATTAGAGATGCTTCTGACATTTTTGTATTTGCGTTTTTCAACAGATGTGCTTCGTCAAATATAACCAACGAATTAGGAGTCTGATTCAACCAAGCTTTGAGTTCTTCAACGTTATTTGATAGAGTGTTGTACGTAGTCATGTATATACCGTCATTTTCTTCGAAATCATCTAAAAAGTTAGGAATGGAATTCCCAAGATTGCTGACGATTGTGCACTCACGTTTCGCATTTTCTATAAGTGTCTTATTTGGAGTGATCCATAAAACTCTAAAACGGTTCGAATTTCTCAAATAAAGTTCTGTCATAGCTCCTGCTAAAATACGCGTTTTACCAACACCAGTTCCATCTCCTAAAAAGAAGCCACGTGATTTTGTCGTGATAGAGTTTATATTCTCCAATGAATTTACACACATTGAAATAGATTCGAATTGAGCATCAGAAATGTATTCTTCATAATTTTCGAGTGTATGATTAATCGTTAAATTATTAACAATATCTGTTTGAACAGATTGCATTATAGACGATTCGTACAAAGCGCACGGATGTGGCTTGGCAGTCGTTTCTATTGCTTTTACCCATTTTCTATATATTTCTTCACTCATGAATATTACAATTAGTTAATAAGATGTTTTTATATGCTTTTTACTTCTTTGCTTTTAATTCAGTCTTGTATTCGATCTTGATTTTAGCATCACCCCTTTTAAGGATGATAGGTTTGTCGAGCTTAATACGCTTGAGTTCATACTTAAATACTTTATCGGAAGAACCTTGAGTAGTTTCCTTGAGAGAGATCTCGAAGGAACAGACACCTTTGATCGATTTGTCTCTACAAAGACGAGTGAACATCTTTCTAGCAGCTCCAGAAGGATTGGAAGAAACGAAACGGTTCTCCGAAATTTTATCAGATTTACCTTTGACACTCACGAGGGTAAAAGATCTTTTCGACATGTTATAATATATACATATATTTTTTTATATGTATATATTACATAACGACAAATGGAAGATCTTATCCCTTGGCCATATGCTCTTTTCATCGCTGCTGCTTTTATTATTGTTGCAAAAATATTTTCGAAGATGGACATGGTAGCTGTTTATTGTTTTTTAGCACCGCCACTTTTACTATTATTACTCATCATTTACGGAGAGAGTTACCGCAAAGAAGTTGAGCAAAAGTAGGTTTACTCCTATTAAAAGAGAAAATGGCTCTTAAACATACATGATCATATTTCCATTTCCATAAGTATTATCACACGATGACACAAGTTTATAAAGAAAACTACGCTACCTTTGAAAATTGCTGCGATATTCTCGAAAGAGATGGATATTGTGTTATTCCTGGTATTCTAAATCGAGAGGAAACTGAAGATTCTATAAAAAAGGCTTGGGGCTGTCTGAATCATTTGACGCAGAACCTGGAACGCCCCATTGTTCAAGAAGACCCCCAAAGTTGGTTGTCATTTTGGGAATTAGCACCTTTGCATTCTATGTTGCTTAAGCACTATGTTGGTCATTCTCAATTCATGTGGGATATTCGTCAAAATACAAATGTTAAGAAGGTTTTTCAAACCATTCACAAAGATGAAGATCTTTTGACTAGTTTCGATGGGTTCTCCATGCATTTCCCATTTGAAAAGCTCCCCCGGAAGAGAGGTAAGGGTCGTGGAAACGAATGGTTCCACACAGATCAATCACCACATAGAAAGGAACTATGTGTTCAAGGCATTGTGAATTTGTTTGATGTAAACGAAGGCGATGCAACTTTGCGTGTCATAGAGCGATCTCACCTGAAACATGCGGATTTCTTTAAAGAGAGGAAAATAGAAAAATGTTCTGGTGATTGGTATCGACCTGATGAAAACGAGATGCTTTATTTCAAAGAGTTACCTAAGATACACGTAAAAGCCAAAGCGGGTGATATGTTGTTATGGAATTCTAAGACATTTCACTGTGGAGGTGAAGCATCTGGTACTAGAAAGGAACCGAATTTCAGACTAGCTGCGTACGTTTGCATGGTTCCGAGGCGTAACGCCACATCAGCGCAATTGAAGAAGAAATGCAAAGCATTTAGGGATAAGCGAATGACATCTCATTGGCCGATTGAAACAAAATTGAACGCAAAGAATCCACGTACTTGGGGAAAGAAACTACCTGACATCATGGAATTACCAGACCCGATTGTATTAGATAAGAATATAGCAGGATTCTGATTTGCAAAATTAAAAGAAAAAATGGCTGTTGTTCGAGGTATAAAGACATAACATCATATCAAGCATAAGATATAATATCAAACATGGCTCACCTCGCTTATTACAACACAATGCGCACGATTCTAGAGACTACCCGCAATTCATCCATTTCTCTCATTGAGAAAGTATGTGAAGAGCTCGGAAAGCCTGAAGAGGCAGAGCGTCTCGTTGGTCTTCTCGTGGATGATTCCATTCGTATTAAGAAGTTCAAAGACAAGAATTCTCCAAAGAAAGTAAAGTCCGC